ATCGCCTCACGCTGGGAGTGTTGTCTCGGGGCCCGAACCCATTCTGCTCCCAGCTCGGGAGGACACCGGATGCCTCATATGCCTGATAAGCCAGACACCTGGGTGATAGCGCTCGCGTGGCTGAGTCAGCACTCGCCAACGATCTATGCCGCCACACTGTCCTTTGTAATGGCGGCGCTGCGGATCATCTACGGCGGCGGTACTCGGCGGCAGGCAATGCTCGAAGCAACCATCTGCATGTTGCTCACCACCAGCCTGATCGCGGTGCTGGAGTACTTCGGCCTGCCGTCCAGTCTGGCCACACCGGCAGGTATCTGGATTGGTTTCTTGGGTGTGAAGAAGATCGCCGACCTGGCTGACCGCTTCGCTGACTTCAAGCTGCCAAGGCGCTCCGAGTGACGGCCTGCAGTGGATGCGCCGCCCGGCGCGAACAACTCAACAAGTGGAAGGCGATTGCATATGAGCGAGCAGCAGAGCTATTTGGCTGGCCTGCTCAGCCAGGTAGCGTCATCGTATGCTTTAACGACGGCTGGAA